GATTCTTTTTTCTCAACAGATTTAACAACAGCATCCTGGACCGATGAAGTCGTTTTGTTCATTGCTCTTATTTCTTTTACCAGAACATCTAGATTTCTGGTAAGGTCAGAAAGCTCTTTAAGTATTTTTTGGGAAGAATCTGCCACTAAAAAAGTATTTTTCTTTTATATATCAGAATTTTACTGCTTAGACAAATTGAATATCTCCTTCTTACCAGACTCTTCTGCTATTTCTCTATTTTCCTCCTCAACAGCAAGATTCAATTTATCCAGCCAAATTTGGTATTCGTAATAAGGAATAGACTCAACCCAAACCGGATCAAGACCATGTTCCTTCCACATTCTGAACTTCAGATCAAAGAAGTTCTCCAAAGATATTTGAAATAACGAAAAGAGATTTGAACCCGAAGGGAAACGTTATTGGTGCGGCGACCTCAGCACCGCAGGTTGGACAATTTAGTTTAATATCTAACTTTGTTCCGATTTTAATAGCTTCTGAAAGTTCGTAATACAAAGAAAATTCCTCTTTAGACCAAGAATCCGATTCTTTCATTTTTTCGCTTATTGTTCTGTAATTAAGACCTCTCCATTCTTCGAAAATAAAAGGAGCAATCTTGATAAAGCTTTCGTCAACTTCAACACCTTTTCTTTCTGATTCTACAACAAAAGAAGTAATCTCGTCCATGATTCCTATGGAAGGAACAGACATTCTAATTTCTTTTCCCAATTTCTTTACAGGTAAAATAAAGAGTCTATCCATCGGGGAATAGTATTTCATAATTTTTGAGTCTATCTCATAATCGGATAAAATACCAGTTCTTAGCTCTATTCCGTTTGATAGGGGACAAACGTTTTTATCTTCACAATTTGTATCTGGAGTTATAATTATTCTATTCTCACCTTGAACAAAAGTTAAATCCCGAATTGCCATAATCAAGAAGAATCTATCTTCCTGTTTTAAATCCTTGAACGAAACTACTCCTTCTCCTGGATAATGTATGGTACAGCATTTACTTAATATGAAATTAAGTTTCTCGTTTAAATCTATTAGATCATCCTCATCTATAGTCGAATAATGTCTAATCTCTTTAACTTCTGCTGCTCTAATAGCAATCTTTGTTCCGTCTGGATAAAACCATCCTTTGGAAGGAAGAATATTAAGAGGTAAATTTTTCCATCCAAAATCAAGACCTGGACTGAATTGAGGTTCTGGGTCAGGCCTACGAATTCTATTTTCTACTCTTCCTAGACTAATTGGTTCTTCCTGATAAACAGAGACTGGATCCATTGTATTTTGTGATTCCAAAGGCTCTTTAGGCTCTGACGGAGGGGCAGGTTCCAAAACAGGATCATCATAAACGATTCCACCTTCTCTTTCTTTCATAGAAAGTATTTCTTCTGGAGATAATCCTCCTAAAATTCCTTGATCTTCTAGTCCCATATTAAATTATTCTTTATATTTTATATACCCACATACAATAAAAAATGGATATTCTATATTTTAGAATATCCATCTCGAAAAAGTTTCGGTTTATGAAATTATTATAAGAATTGATCTTGCCAGTAATCTGCTTTCCAAGAAGTGTTTAATTCATATAAGGTTTCCCCCGCACCATAATTTAAAGCCATTTCATTTATTGATTCAGTTAAGAAGCAATTGTTAAGACTAATTCTTCTGAATACGTCCCCTTGCTTATTGAAGATTGAAACTACCATAGATCCAACGTAGTCTTTCTTCAGACCCATCGCACCAGTTAATGGATTGTAAATTAAATCCGCCCATTGTCTCATGATCTTATAGATGATCATCGAATTTTGTTCATTTAAATTTACTTCAAAATCTACGGAAAAAGTAACTGAAGTATCTCCAGGAGCTCCTCCTGCATATCTTCTTTCAGCAAATTTGTAATTCTGAACAGCTGCACCTGATGGTTGTATGTCTACTGCTAATCCTGATATTTTCTTTACCTGTTGGGTTAATATTCCCTCTCCTTTGAACCTTGTATTGGCCAAAGTAACAGCAGCAGGAGGGGTAATGATAACCTCGAACTGGTTTAAATAAACTGGTTCGTAAAGTTTAATACCTGCTGCGGAATTCGTAAAATGTGGTAGTCCTGCCATTTATTTTTATTTATTTTATAAGAACAGATCGTCCCAATAGTCTACTGCCCAAGTCATATTGATAGCGTATAGTTCAGTTGAAGTATAATCTAATTCCATAGCATCTATACCTTTCAAAGGAAAACAATCTCTACAAGTTATTCTTCTAAATACATCCCCTTGCTTATTGAAAACTGAGATGACAATAGTTCCTGTGTAGTCTCTTTTTAAACCCATTGCTCCTGTTATAGGATTGTAAATCAAATCTGTCCATTGTCTTAGGGTTTTAAAAACATACATAGAATTTGCATCATTCAAGTTAACCGAAAATGAAATTCCCAAGTCAAATGTTGTAGTATCGGGTTTTGCTCCTGAATAGTTTCTAGTTGCAAATTTATACTTCTGTTCTACAGGAGCCGGAGTTTTATCAACTGCCATCCCGTTTATATTTGTTACTTGCTCTAGTAGAATATTACCACCCAGAACTGGTCCAGGAGGGGTAATTAAAACCTCAAACTGGTTGAGGTAAACAGGTTCGTATTTGTTTATCCCAAACAGTGAATTTTGATAATGTGGTAATCCAGCCATTCAGTTTTTTCTTATTTTCTATATTTATCCAACTTCTTTAATCTTTCAAAATTTTCAGATTATGCGAACTGAATAAATCCTCCTGCTGCGATTCCTCCGGTTCTAGTAACAGTGATTCTGTTAATGAACTTCTGGATTCCTCTTGCTGGCTCAAGGATAACGTCTATAATACCGATGTTTTGATCAATTACTGAAGGTGGATTGTTTGAAGCATCCATGATTACTTGGTAAGCATAGATTCCGCCTCCTGATCTAACTCCATCAAGGTAATTGTCTACCAATGTTTTAATTTCAAGTCTGATAGAATCTTCGTTGAAGTCAAACAGGTAGTTGGAAAGAATTTGTTCTACATCATTCTCAACACTGATTAAAAGGTCCCTAACGTGCACTAGGCTGAACGCTGAGTTAACTGTTTGATATCCGGTTTGGTTACCGAAGATAACAACGCCTAGGCCTCTCTTTTTGATTATAGGGTTGATACCGAAAGGCTCCAGATAAGATCTATCTTCTAAAGTGAAGTCATATTCAAGTCCTACTAAGTTTGTTCCTGCAATAGTTCCTCTCTTTTGTCCTGCTACGATTGCGTAAGGTTCTCCGTTTGCAAATTTAGCAACGAAATTGTTGGAAACAAATGCTGCTGGTGGAACGTTCACGTTTCTGTTGTTCTCTCTTAAAGTAACATAAGGAGCATAGAATGCTGCGAATGAAGCTCCTAAAGCTTGAGTTGGTAAAGAGAAAGTATATGATGGGTTCAGAGCTAAGTTACCTCCGTCTGCAATATATTGGGTTTGTAGTGCTGGATATGGATCAGCTGCAGTAGGTGCTGCTGTAAATCTAGGATCTACAGATTCTTGGAACTGAGCCATTGAAGGTGCATTAATAAATGCAAGTGCTTGTCCTCTCATCATTGCCAATTTACTCAATTGGTATTTAGAGTTCGGAAGAATCACTCCACTAAATGTATCTACGATGTACCTGAATGAAATAACGTCTTTAGTTGCAAGAGTTGCTGCAATGTTAGTGTTGTACATAACATCTAAAATTTCAGTTATTCTAGCATCTTGACCATTAGGTCTGTGGAAGTCACTCAATTGAAATCCTTCAAGGTATGTGAAGTCAAATGAAGTTGTGAATTGAGGAATTGATTGGAATTTCTGTACTTGTAATCCTGTATTTCCACCTGAGTAGAAGTAGATAGGTCTTGCAGTAGTTACTGTTACTATACCAGAAAGAGATGTTGTAGCTACCGAGGTAACTTTGGTCAACCTTTGTTGTCTGTTAGCATTTCCAACTTGGCAAAGATCTAAGTCAGTAGAAACTAATAGATCTCCAACTGAAACGGTGTAAAGGTTGCTGTCCAAACTAAAAGAAGTAACGCTAAGTTTTCCGTTTATCCCTCCTTGTACATCGATGTATTCGTTAATACTTCCGATGGAAGATATAATATCCAATTTATTAGTAGCTGGATATCCTGCGATTTGTCCTGTACTTACAGAAGCATAAGACGCTCCAAAATTAACCAAAGGTTCTAAACTATTTGAAGATCTGGAAATGTTGCTATATCCAAAAGCATAGGTGATAGCATATTGATCTCTGTCTACGTCTTGTTTATAAGCTAAATATTGAGGAGAAGATCCAGATGCATTATCATAGATGGTATCCCCGTCCTGAAGCTCTGCATACAGAACATTCTGATAGAAGGGAGTTGTGATTTGACCTAATAAAGCATTAGCGAATCCAGTAGGAGCTTGAGGGCCAGTAGCTGACGTTCCTCCTGGTCCTAGAGTAAATTGGATTCCTAAAGCATCGGAAGCACCGAATTGATAGGATGCTGTACCCCCTAAGATTGCTCCTGTTATTCCATAAGGTGAATATGTTGATCCAGCAAAATCATCTGCTAAAGGTGTTACCGAGATTCCTAAAGCTCTATATTTAGAAATATCCAAAGGATGACTGAATGCAATTCTTAAACTTCCACTTACTTGTGCAACATTTGCAACTTTTAATTTTACAAGATCCCCATTTGAGAATTGGTCGATTATAGAATCACTTCCAGTAAGTCCTGAAATTTGTCCTACTACGTAAGGATTTGAAGTAGAAGATGGGGTTAAGAAAGTTTGAAGATCTAATAGATCTGCTGCACTTAGTCCCGCAAAAGATCCTGAAGCTCCGGTTACTGCTGTTAAGAAGTGTAATCCTCCAACATAAGCATTAGGATCGTAAGTATTAAATCCTAGTACATTAACACCAGCAGTACCACCCCAAGTTGTTGTAGCAGCTACGGAAGGTAAACAATATAAAGTACCTACATTAATAGCTCCGGTTGCTCCAGTGATACCTGCGTTATCTTGAAGATTAGAATAGTTTCTTGTGTACAAATAATCTTGTAAAAGATTCTGATCATAACTTAAGAAATTAAGCTTTGCATCTTCAATATCTCTATCTCCAGAAAGTTCGTCGATTAAGTGATTACCCACTAAGTCAACCTTATAAGGATTAGTACAAAGATTTTCTAAAGCATCTTCATCAATCGCACAGAATAAACCGTTTGAAGGGGTATTGTTGTTAATAAGAGTTTGGATGTATTCATTGTTGCCGTTTAGGTTAACAAAGTCAATAATTAAACATCCGGTAGTAACTGATACAATTTCAACGTCTTGCTGATTCAAGAAATTATTCATTTGGCTCTTAATGAATCCATTTGCAGTAAAGAAACTACTCCATTTTGGATCTTGAGAAAGAGCTGCATAATCTGTCCAATCCCCAGAAACTGCTATCACATCGATAAACCAGTCCGAGATATAGTCATAAGGGTTAACATAAGAAGGAACGTTTCCTGCACCATACCAATCAATAGCAAAAATGTCATAACCTAATAAAGGAGGATTAGCATCTGTAGATTTTCTAACAATCACAGACATTGCATCTGAACCTAGATTTACTAGGTTGAAGATTCTTCCTTGGTCAATTATTGATCTAGTAGCTAGAAAATACTTTGTATCTGCATACCAGAATCTCTCTTTGTTATAATAAGAAGCATAAAGTCTCTCAGTAAGAACCCCGTTCTTCTGCTCTGTATCTACGGAATATCCAAAATAAGGAGTTTTATCTGCAGTTGGACTATCTACATCATTATTCAATCTTAATAAATTAAGAGCGAATACTGGTCCTGCGTTTAAGCAGGTAAAGATAGATCTTTGAAAATAAGATCCTTTTGCTTCTAGAGTTTTATCTATGTCTCCAAAAATAGCTAACGCGGTAGTAACGTCTGGAATATAGACTGGTGCGTTGAATGGTCCTTTATTAGAAAATCCAACTACCAGACGAATAGTCTGAGATGTTAAGATAACGTTTGCAGACGCATCGAATTCCAGGGTATAAACTCCAGATGCTTTAAATTGGGATAAATCAAGTTTGACTTTTTGTGCCATTATTCAGTGGTATTTTTTGCTTTGTATATATCTAACTAACTCTATACAAATTAGAGCTTACTAGTTTTGATTTATATATCCGATAAAGAAATCATTTTTAGAGAAGAGAATTGAACGAATCATAAAATCCTCCATCTTTAGTTTTCATCTTGCTATTATTTTCAGGGGAATTTCCTCCCACTAGTTTTTTTTCTATAATATTTCTATAGGAGGAATCAATTTCGTCATAAAGATCTTCAATTAAGTCAGAAAAATCACTAGAATCAAATAGAGCTGAGAGATTAACTAGGGTCATGGCAACATCATCGTGACCAGATTGGGAGGAGTATGTCCCCCTTCCATTCATTCCAAAAGAAAATAGCTCAGAGATTGTCCATTTTTTCTCATTTATAATTGCCCGATTAACCCGAATAATTTGTCTTAGGGATTCACAATACTTTAATTTGTTATTTCCACTGTATTTTATTCCTGGTTTTTTAACTCTAGCAGTTTCGCTATGCTTAGTGTACACAAATACTTCTTCAGAAATACTATCGTTTGCTAGGATCTTATCCATCAAGAGCTCCCCTTTATAGTTTAATTCGAGAAGTATTTTAACTCTATCAACACCAAACATGGTTATTAGGGTTTCTGGGATTTTTTTAAAGTCCTCAAGCTGAACCTCATTGTCTCTGTAAACCCCAACTTGAAGCAAACCAAAGAAATCTGATTCATCTTCGAAGTCTTCTAGTTCTTCTATAACTTTTTTAGGGAGAGGAACAACTTTAAACACATTCAGAACTGTAAAATCTCCTCCACCTCCTCCAGCAAGATCTATTGAAAGAACATATTTTTTTCCTGTCGGATCGACTACATTTGGATCAAATTTAGGATGCCATCTGAAATTTTTATAGTTTATTCCTAGATTATCAAACTCTTCAACTTCTTTCCAAACATATTCAGTTTCATTGCTCTTAATTTTTTGTAGCTCTTTTGATCCTAAAAGTAAAGTAGATGAACTTAAAAACTGATTTCCGTATTCTTGATTGAAAAGTTCTTCACTTCCCAAGTTGGCAATCTCATCTTTTTTCCACGCTTCGTCTCTTCCGGGAACTTGCCACCAGTCAACCCTAATTGGATTAAAAGTATTATCTCCATTCAAAGCTCCTTGATAAATTTCCCAGAATTTATTCTGCCCGTTTGGGGTAGAAGTGATAATAATTCTTGAAACTTTTGAAGAAGAAACTGTGGGGTATGTTGATCTAAAGAAAGATTCTATGAAGTTCGGATGAATGTGAGCAAACTCATCCATGTATAAAAAGTGAATTGTAAAACCAATCGCTGAAGTTTTTGTTGTTGTTTTACCGATTGCTCTACATCCATTATCGAATTTAAGAGACATTACATTATTAACAACTATCCCTGGTTTTAAAAACCAAGGAAGACCTCTGACAATTTCTTTCAATTTGGACATTAATTCTTCCGCTGTAGATCCAACGTTTGCAAGAATCATTGCATTTTTCTCATGATTGAACACAAGATACCAAACTAAAATAATAGCTGACGTGATGGATTTACCAACCTGACGAGGTGCTAGAAAAACATTAAATCTGTGGCTTTGGTATTCTTTTAAAACCGAAGCTTGGTAATCTCTAAGCTTGATGTAATCTAGACCGTGGTCCATCATTACTTGGCAGTATTTAGCGAAGTAAGTTACATCTTTAGCACATCTTTCAATCTCTAGGATTTCTTCTTGGGTATATTCCCAAAGTATATTCGCCCTTTTTAATTCAGGATCTCCGTCGTGAAACGGGTTATCAACTTCTTTATAGTCCAGTCCTTGTTCTTCAATCTTCCAAAGAAGTTCGTTTACTCTATCGGTGGACCAATAATTACTTTCATTCTCTTCTATTTCTGGCATAAATTTTAATTAAATAGACTGTCGTCTATTTCTAGTGTATTGTCCCCGTCCATAGTTATGTCATTTCGGGTAATTCCAAGTTCCTCTTTTCTTTTTGCATTGACTATAGAATTTTCATTTGTTTCATCTATAATAGCATCTTCGATTTCAGTTCCTAGAATATCCCTAAGTCCCTCCATTAGGCCTTTAGTTCCTCTAACTTTAATTCCCTCCTGTCTGTGAGAATGAATTCCTCCTTCTACCGAAGGGGATCCAGTTTGGGAATTGTAATCCATTGGCATTGCTCCAGCATAGGCTTTTTGTTCTCCCTCAGCTCTAAGTCTGATGTAGCTGTCTTCCATTTTATTCATGTAGTGCTGATAATCTTTCGGCATCTGCATTATCTGGGATTGCAATTGGGCTAAAACTTCAAACATTCTAGGGTTAGCATTCCCTAGATCTATTTCTTCCAAAAGTTTTGTAATAGCGTGCTGAGCAGTTCTAAGCTGAAGCATCATAGAAGACAAATTCATTGCATCTATCTTTTGCTTGTAAGCTACATAGTCCGTTTTTTCAATTAGATTCTCCTTTAAATAGAAATCAACAATTGAAGCCATGAGCATTCTCGCATCCGCACCCGTGTCCGACTTCGCAGAAGCAAAGTCCATAATGTCTGTTGTTTTTAATCTAGGAAGGTCCAAAGGATTAACTCCTTCATATTCTAGATTTTCCTCCATTAAAATTGAGTCAAGGGCATTTTTAATATTGTCCTGTACAACTTTTTCTGGTTTTGGTTTTCTTCTTGGCATATATTTTTATGTTTAAGAAATTACTTTCTGTTAGCAAATTTAGGCAATTTAAGTTTAGGCTGTGCGTTATCTATAATGTGTGCAAGCTGTGCATCTCTAACAATAGACTGGTTCAGAACTATAGATTGCTTATCTATATCTATCATTTGTTTGAATAGTCTTATATTACTTAATAATAAAGGAGATGTAATAATCTTGTAGGAATTGTTATCAGTTCCATAGTAAGGAGAATTTAGATCTTGATTTAAATCAGGTTCTCCTGCTGCAAATGTATAGGTTGTAGAGAGAGATTTAACATACTCGTGAATATTTTTCAGATTGCTCGACTGATCCTGTGGATTTGTTGGATCATAAGACATCTCCCAGAAATTAATAGCAACTTGTTTATATTTGTTCGAAACGTTAACCACCACAGCATACCATTCCCCATAAATTGCTTTAAATTGGAGAGGAGAGTTAATTACCAAATCGTTCAAAACTACCTCGATACTTCCAACTCCTAGATAACTAGAATTTGAAGGCTCGTCGGATCCGGAATGAATAATGTCGATTCTTGTTCCTTTTACGTCTCCGCTAGAAGCAAGGAAAAGACCGTCTAGTAAATTTCTAGCTTGTGCTTTTTGCATTCTCCAAGAACTTCTGTCGGATTCCATCGGAGTATTTGGATTTGCATTC